ATCTATACGACCTAGTATATCTATACCTAAACCTTGTGGTGACATTGATACATATCTTTCACACATCAAAGGTTTGCTGCCAAATATTTCTTTAACTACTTTAAGTACATTCTTAATCGTGTCGTGTAATCTTTCAACGACCATCTGTTTAATTTTATCATCTCTTTGATCGTAACTTTCTTTTTTGTAAAGGTCATACTCATAATTAAATATAGTGTTGTAATCTCTATTTTTTATTTCTTCTCTTTCTGCACCTTTAAATACATACTTGCCAATCAATCTTTGTGCTACGTTTCCTGATACTGAACCATAGCCTAGCTTAAAATTTTTCTTATCAGCTCTTCTACGTTTCTGATCTCGAACAAAGTAATCAACAATCCACATACCAATAGGTTTCATCTTACTTAATTGAGTGAAGCTGAAGTGATCTTGACCTAAACCACCATTTGTTTTTTCGTATAGTTTTTTTAAATCCATTGTTTTCTTTCTATATATACCTAGTTTTCCACTATGTCTATACCTTATTTTTCTTGACTGGGGATAACTGAATTGGTAATGGTAGTCATCAACAGAAAGGAATTATGAAACTTCAAGATTACATTAAGAAAAATAAACTTAGCTACTCAGAGATAGCTAGGCAATGTAAGATACACAATATAAACCCCTCGACAAATATGTGGCGGTATTCAAAGGGTCAAAGAATACCTCGTAAAGAAGAGATGAAGAAGATTTACTTTGGTACAAATAAACAAGTACAACCCAATGACTTCTATGACTTCGTTGAATAAAGATAAGAGAGTAAAAGTTTCTTGGATTGATATTGTATCTAATCCTGAATGGGTCGATAGCGAGAAGGTTAAAAAGCAAAGCTATTCTAAATGTGAAAGTATTGGTTATCTTTTACATAAAGATAAAGACAAAGTTATTATTTATCCTTGTCATTCTTTTGATGAAGATGGTGAGATGGAAATAGGAAACTATACGATTTTTCCAAGATGTGTTGTTAAAAAGATTGAGGTTATAAAGTGAATATATTAGAGGGTAGAAAAAGAAAATTAGTTGTTATTAGTTTAGGAGCTGGTGTTCAAAGTTCTACGATGGCTTTGATGGCGGGAGATGGTACTTTACCCAAAGTTGATTGTGCGATTTTTGCAGACACAGGTTATGAACCTAAGTCTGTTTACAATTATCTAGATTATTTAAAAGATGTACTTCCTTTTCCTGTTCACGTTGTAAACAATGGTAATATTAAAGTAGATTTAAAAAGTTATATAAATCATAATCAAAGAATGCCTACTGCACCTTTTTTTACAAAGAATGCAGACACTGGTAAAAAGGGTATGCTTCGTAGACAATGTACAAACGATTATAAAATTGTCCCTATAAGAAAAAAAATTAGACAATTATGTGGTGTTGGATATAAAAAACATTTTCCTAAAGATCAGTATGTTGAGCAATGGATAGGTATTTCTACTGATGAAATCATGAGAATGAAACCTTCAAGAGATAAATATATACTTAATAGACATCCATTAATTGAAGCTAAATTAAGTCGTCAAGATTGTATTAATTGGTTAAAAGAAAAAAAAGTTTTGATGCCACCAAAATCAGCTTGTGTTTTCTGTCCTTATCACAGTGATAATTTTTGGATTAATATGAAAGAAAAAAATCCTCAAGAATTTAATGAAGCTGTTGAAGTTGATAAGTTTATTAGAAAAGGTAATGATAAATTAACTGATGAGTTATATTTACATAGATCGTGTGTCCCGTTAGATAAAGTAATTTTTAAAAAAAAGGATAAATCTAAAGAAGTTGATATGTTTAATAATGCTTGTGAGGGTTTATGTGGAGTCTAATACGAGGTAATAAAATGAGGATAATTACTACTATATTTGTGGCAGTGATGCTTACCCATTGTAGCAAGATAGAAATAGGTGATTGGACTTACGATCCTAAAACTGCAATGATGAGATTAACCTTTGGGGTATCTAAGTGATGACCTATGAAGGTATCTTTGATGATATAAAATTACATGATGAGATTAAAAAATTAAAGCAACTGATAAAAGAAAAAAACAGCTACATAAGATTACAAGACAAAGAAATAGATACACTGAAGGGACAGATTGATCTTAAAGATTTAGAGATTGAGATGTTAAAAAAAAATAAATGAAAGTATTAGTAGCTTGTGAATATTCAGGTATTGTAAGAAATGCCTTTGCTGCTAAAGGTCATGATGCTTGGTCCTGCGATATACTACCTACTGAAAGTCCAGGTAATCATTATCAAGGGGATGTATTAGAACATTTAGATAAAGGTTGGGATCTTATGATAGCTCACCCACCTTGCACATATTTATCTAATGCTGGTGCTAGATTCTTATATCCAAAAGGTAAGTTAAATAAAGGTAGATATAAGTTGGGACTTAAAGCTAAAGAATTTTTTATGGCTTTGTACAATGCACCAATAGATAAGATATGCGTAGAAAATCCTATATCAAGTAAAATCTATCAAATGCCAAAACATACACAAACAATTCAACCTTATGAATATGGTCATCCTTATAGTAAAAATACAAGATTATGGTTAAAAAATTTACCTAAATTAATTCCTACAAATAACTTAAAAAAATTCAAACCATACTTACCTTCTAATACTGGCGGAAAAAAAAAGGGACAAAAGTTTAGTAATGGAGTTGTTCATAATTGGAAAGATGCTTCAAAAACTTTTGATGGTATTGCAGCTGCTATGGCAAATCAATGGAATATAGAATCTACAAAAAAAGCTGGTAATTGGTTTAATAAAGGTGGGAAAGATAGACAAAAAAACAGATCAAAACTATTTGATGGAATAGCAGATGCTATGGCAGATCAATGGGGTAATGATGGCTAGGTGGACTTACGCATTTAGTAATGGCAGCTATAACGATTGGCACAGGCAATATGAAGGCATAGCTATGATAGATGTGGATAGTATTGAGTGCTGTCCTGATTGCTACGAACCTCTTGCTATACTTGAGACTTGCTACGATAAAGGTCAGAAATACAAAGCTACAACTCTAGTAAAGACCCTCTCAGACCGCCTTAGAGTACCTAGTTTTTTAGTTTTCTATAAGAAGGTAGGTCAGGGTAGCCTAGCTTTCAGAATTAAGCGTCTGCACGTTCCTAATGCTGATTATGAGTATATGAATGAAGATGAATGGGTGCGTGAGCTATACCAATTACAAGAGGATCATAAGGACTGTTGTAAATATGCAACACCCCACATATAGTTTATGGATCGCAAGTACACACCACATATACGCATACCCTTTTCTATCTTTGCCAATCCTAAATATAAACAAATTCCTGACACATTTAAGCCACATTGTTTATTGCTGCTCATGTGCTTGTTAAAGTTTGTCAATAATAAGACAGGCAAATGCTATCCAAGACGTGAGACTATTGGTGAGATGTCAGGGTTATCTTATAGCACCATATATAGAGCTACAATTCATTTAAAAAACGCCAAGATTATACAGATTAAGAGATTTCCTTCAACACTTTTATACACAATAGACCCTGATTTTATCTATGGTGTTCGGTCTAATAGAAATGAGAGTGGTCTGTCTGACCGATCTGATATGTCTGCTGGACAGGTATTAATAGAACATAACACTATAGAACTATCTTTTATAACTAAGATAGTAAAGAGAGTAGTAGAAGAAGGTGGAGATCAATCTAAAATAATTAGTACTCTAGCTACCCTACCTGCCGATACTTTAAGAAAAGCCATTAAAGAGAAAGACAATATATTCTATGCGAAGTTGGCATTAGAGGAAAATTTAAGAATGAATACGAAGCTCGTAGAAATACCCAAAGGTATTGTTGATAATGTAAGAAAAAAAACTAATTACTTCTATAAAAAGAAGGTACACGAAAACAAGGAAAAGCATGGTAGGGAGACCAAGACAAAAAGTTTTCTGTCAAGGAATAACAAAGACTCATAAACGACCTTGTCAGATGAAGGGTTATCCCCTTGCTAATGGAACATATAAGTGTAAATATCATGGGTTCAATAATATATTAGGTTTTAGGAAACCAAACTACAATGACGAAACAAGGATCAGACAGCTCAAAGGACTTTACCAATTCAGAAACAAAACCTATGAAGAAGTCAGTCAATACTATTACGACAAAGTCAAACCAAGAATTAGAAATAATGAAAAGTCTAGATACTATCGAAAGCAATCTTATCGAAGGCTTAACCTTAACAGAAATACTAAAGGACAAGAAGCTCAACCCCTCACGTATCAGCTTGATGAAGTTTTACGCTATCTTAAAAAAAAATCCCGACCTAAATAGTAGGGTATCAGATGCTAGAAAAATAGGTATTCAAACTTTGATTGATAAGTTGCTGCAAGTCTTTAATCATCAAGAAGTAGAGAACCCAAACCAAATATTATGGATAAGAGAAAAAACTAGGTTCATTCAGTATCTTGCCGGTAAGCTCACAGATTTATATTCAGATAACAAACCTATAAAACAGAATATAGATCAACGAATGACTATAACGTGGGAGGATAGTCCTGATCTCATTGATGTAGGAGCAACTGATGTTACCCCTACACCACCAAAGGATTAGGTTGATCTTTTAATCATAACATCAACACCAATGTTATGTAATAATTCGTCTTTAAATTCCTTAATAGATTTTCTTAATTGTTTTTCATCTTTTATGTGATCCAATTCATGAACACGATCAGCAACATAAAAAATACATATTCTATCGTCAGGCTTGTATTCTTGTTTTTTCTTTTTCATTTGCTTCCCTTCGTTTGTTTTTATAATGAGTATATATAACACCTTGTACACTCAATATATTTAGTATTGTTAGCTTGGCTAACTCCTCTAAATTCTTAGTCCCAACCTTTTGAACGTCTGTATTTTTTCCAATAGTCATTTTTCTTTTTATCCTTCCATAGCTGCCAACCCATGACAACAACATAAACAATAATTAATAATATTAATTGCTTTTCACTACTCATCTAATAACTCCTTTACCTCTATAACTTCAGTATAACCATGCTTACCAATATTCCAATCATTAAAACCAGCTATTGATATTTCTTTGTAAGCAATTTTTTCAGCTTCCTCTTTTGATTTAGCTTCTATGTATGTATCGTATGTACATTCCTCCCAAGCATGAACCCTATATTTTTTTAGTTTCTCGCTACTCATTTTTCCCCTTTTCTTTATTGTTTTTCTCATCTATGAACTTCATAACGTGTGAACCTAAACGTATGCTGTACTTAAATGGGTTCATAGCTGACCAATTATCTTGTGGATCGTTGTTAGATAAATCAACTCCGCCTTGATTAAAGGTTTTACATTTTTTATTCTTCATGTAGTCAATGAACCACTGAGATAGTTTATTTTTCATCTTCCCCTTTCTTGTTAGTTTTTAATAATTTTTTTAATTGTTGCTCTATTGTTGTTAATGTGTTTATTGTTGATGGGTGGTAATTGTTTTCCATTGCATAAACACCCATTTTATAAACGTCATTTATTAGTTTTCTTATTTCTTCTTTCATCTTCCCCCCTCATTATTTGGTAGTTGTAACATAAACTTTATGCCGAATAAGATCATAATACTAAGACCTATCCAAGTGTGAATATGTATAGCAATGATCAATCCTAAGAACATTGTCGCAAAACATATTGCGAAGTATATAGCTTGTATCATTTTACCCCCTTGTTCATTATAAGATCAATAACATCACCTTTAAATTTAGGTTTTTTATTACCATGATAATTGAAAAACAAATCATTAATAGGTAATTCATTCACCTCATTAATTGCTTGATCCTCATTTTTAGCTTTTACTTTTGTTGATATATATTGTTCTTCATTACTATCATAACCAATTATTTTATAATATATCATCTTTTCCCCTTGTTAAGTTTATATTAGTTATATTTACCATATTGTCAATGTTATTATGCAACATCTTTATAATATTCTTCATCCATCATATAAAACATATCAGGATCAATTTTAAAGAATTTATAATCAGTCATTCCACCCCTTGCATCAGCTCCATTATGAATACAAAGTGCAATTATATCATTTTGATACAGTTCACCGCTTGAAATCCATTGAATATCTTGCGATAAACAATTATCAAAATTATAAGTATATGTGCAATCTGCCTTTGTTTTAGGATATATATACTCATTCATAAAATCCTGTACATCAGCTATAATGTGCGATCTGCCATTTGGATTATCAAAATAATGATATTTATCTTCATTGATCCAATCATTAAAT